ATCTTGTGCCATATATTCTCCTTTACAATGCTATCGCCATTGCTGTGGCAAAGCCTTTACTTGCTGAGTCTGCCGATGCGTATGTCTTTATATCCGATGCAGGTATCTGCTTTGTGGTTGTGCCATCAATTATTATAATTGCATCTGAGTCTGCTACGGTAATAGATGATGTGGATTTAGCTGAACCATCAAGCAAGTTTAACTCTGCTGCTGTAGAATCAACTGCGGCAAGTTTAGTAAAATCAGCTTGTACTAGTCCTGATACACCATCAAGTAAGTTTAACTCTTCTGGTGTTGATGTAATCTGTGTGGTACTAGCCGCTGCAAGAACAGGCAAAGTGCCTGATTGATTTGGCAAACTTATTGTTCTATCGGCTGTAGGATCGACCGTTGTAAGTGTTGTCTCGTGTGCGTCAGGAGTAGAACCCTCAAACACTAAAGTGTTCTGAACATTTATAGTTGTGCTGTCTACTGTTGTAGTTGTACCACTTACTGTGAGATTACCTGTAACCGTTAGATTATCGTTTACTGTTGTCTCTGAGGTGGTATGACCTATAGATATAGCAGTTCCTGATACACCTGTACCTATCGCTACAGACTCACCACTGTTTCCTGTATCTACCACAAGATAATTATCTGATCCTTGCTTTATTGTAAACGCTGTAGCTGAGTTGTCGGACACGGCTACATTTATATCTGTTCCATCTGGACTAATAGAGTCTACAGCTATATCGCCTACGTTAGTGATATTGTTGTCACCAAAACTTACGTTATCGCCAAAGGTTTTGTTTGTTAAGGTAGCAGTCGAGGATGTTGACACTAAACGAGCATTACCCCCTGTGCTTGGTAGAGTTAGTGTATTTGACGCACTCTCAGAGTGTGGAGCTGCATTTACTATCTGACCATGACTATTATTCTCACAATTAAACTGTATGGCTCCCTGATTGTCATTGCCCTTTACTGTAACGTGTCCTGTTCCGTTTGGAGCTAATTCTAAATCTGCATTAGATGTGGTAACAATATCGTTGCCATTTAAGTCTAGATCGCCTCCTAACTGAGGTGTCGAGTCTGTTGATACATTCAACGCTGTTAAGCTTGCACCGCTACCACTAAAAGCCGTGGCTGTTACTGTACCTCCAATAGCGACATTGTTGCTGCCATCTTCGACAACCATTTTACTTGCAGGGATCGTTATAAACACTTCTTTCGTACCTGCCCCAAAATCTACTAGATTGTTGCTGTTAGAACTTGCTATAACAGAACGTGCTAATGTTGTGCCAGAGGCTGTAAATGTTCCTAGTCCCACCTCAAAAGCATTGTTGGTGCTATCTACAATAGCATAGTACGTGGTGTCAGAATTAGAGAGGTTAGCCGTAAAGGTTTCAAAGTTAGTGACTGCACCTGCAAGTGTTATAGTCCCTGTACCTGTTGTAGTTGTGGTTTCTTTGACTCTATCTGCAATTACAAATGCCATTATGCTATCCTTATCAGTGCATTGCTCGCGTCGTTAGTTGGAAAGTTTATTTGAAACGTGCCACTTGATGCTGACTTATCTGCTCCAAAATCTAACACACATATGGCTTTGTTAGAATCGCTTGAGTTATATATCAACGCTCCTCTCGCGGTCAAAGTAACGCTAGAAAACGTTAAAGTGCCAAACTGTGTTGTAGCTGTTGACGTAGACTTCAACGATGGATCAACTCGTGTTAACGTGCCGCCACCCTGACTGTAATCTCCTGTAGCAGATATTTCGTTTGACGCTGACGTGCTGTATGTCGTAACTGTAGCGTCCATAGTGCTACTACTTCCTCCTAGATTATCATTACCCGCCTGAGAGTTTGTGTACATGGCAAACTTAAAAGTATCTCCTCCACTATTTTTGAAGTTATGTACCCCTTCTAGTAACTCTTGCTTGAATGAATTACATAATGCGTTGCCTGAAAAAGCCATTATATTCTCCTTATATGTTCTGCGAGTTTATCGTACCCTGCGTCTTTTATTGCATTGTATATTGTTACTCTATCATGTTTTATAGCTTGTTTCATATACTCTAATATAACACGCTCTAAATGACCACGAAATGCTTGTGCTTGATCTTTTATGGCAGGTGGTGCTGTATCACTTACAGATATAATTTTGTCTAAACATAACGCTGTTACTTCTTCGGGAGTCAGACCTCTATTGTCGGTAGTTATAACATCTACACTAAAGTTTTCACCCATTTTTATCGCGCTTGTTAACATTAACCAACCTCTACCTTATATGTCCCAGATCTATAGTTATCTGTGACATTTCTACCTTCATATGCGTTTTTAAGCAACGTAATTGATTGTAAATACAGTTTCTCATAATTCTGTATGACATCTGGCTCTTGTTTCTGAAATCGCACAGCCTCTATCAACGCTCCGTTTAACAAAGCAGAATCGAAGTCGTCACCTAAGAAGGTATTGGTTGCAGTAACAATAGATGTTGGATAGTGACCATAGTAAAGCTCTACATTGTATGCAGCATCAGGTGTGGGTCCTAATATGAAAAACCCATCTGACCACTGTGAGTAATGCTTTGGTGTGCCTGTTGTAGTGGGGTTTGGGTATGCCTCACGCATAAAGTTAACGTCTTTATATAATAAAAAGGAATACACGTTACCTGCCGTAGTGTATATAGCCATACTGTACGCGTATAAAAAGTCTCCAGGTAAGGCTAAATATCTATTGCTAGATGTAGTTGTGGCAGACACGTTTTTACGTAACGCAGGTATCTGGACAGTGTTGTATATCTTCTGTTCCGCCTGTTGTATAAACATGTTTACCTGTGCATCCGTAAACGTCGTCTCACATATGTCCGCTATATTTGTTTTTAAGTCTGTATAATTCATGTTGTCACCGTTACTGATCCTACACCACTAATCATTTTTAAACTACTACTCTTACTTAGTCCATAGTTGTTCTGTCCATCACCCACAGGATTCCAACCCCACGCATAGTTTCTGCTTTGTTCGTATCCTGCGAAGTCAGGACGCGGATCACGTATAGCCTGGGGGTCACGCACAGGATATAACCCTTGTTTGTTTTGTGGATGGTCGGGACTGAAACACTCTGGGCATGCTTTGATGTTTGTATCTCTACCTCTGGTAATTATGTTTCGTAACTCACGTAGTTTAAAACGAAACCCGCAAATGTCACATTCAGCTATTGCCTTTCTGCTGGATGCAAATGCCACTAGATCCTCCCTACTCGTGGTACAAAACGCTCAGATACCTTCTCTCTGTCTTCACCAGCAGCGAGATTATACTGTTCGTCGTAGTCCGCTTTTAACATTTGTAATCTACCTGCAAGTTCAGGTGTTTTCATAGCTATGTTGTACGCTAACCCTGCCACTAGACAAGGTAAGAATCTGAAGTTCATGTCCGCTGTTTCTATACCATTCCCTGCGTCTTCTATACGTCGCAATCGCCAGTATACAAAGCTGTAGGACTTGTCAGGCACGGGCCATAGGTTTATTCGCGGTGCATCACGCAGTCTTTCGACCCATACTTGAATAGGTCTACCGCGTATTAACTTGTTAGGGATAGACGCGAAGGTAGTCACACCAATACGACTTATGGTGAGATCAGATTGTGTAGATCCTCCGTCACCATACTGACCCCCAGAACCACTGTCACCTGTTCGTATGACTTGATCTAATAAGTCTATAGTATCTGCGGCAAGTGTATATTGTGCTGTACCTGCGGTCACAGCTTGTATTGCGCTATCTATTGTCCAAAGGTTTAATCCTCTGTTTTGCCATTCTATGGTCAACAAGTTCATGGATCTACGGGCAGTTCTTAGGTCATACCCAGAACGCATTTCACGTCCTGCACGTTCCCACGCTTCTTCAGCAATCTCCGTGAAGTCCATGTTAAATGCTGTAGTACCCGATGTAGCCATTATTAGTCCTCGCTAGGTGTATGCAAGACGTGAGCAAAATAAGCGTCCACTTCTTTTAACAACTCACCTTTTGATTTACGTCTGTCTAACTCCACACCATGCTCACGCATCATAGCTTCTAGTTCTAGCTTTGTCATAGACTTATAGTTAGGAGAGTCGTCAGATACTGTTGTCCCTCCCATAGACTTTAGTCTTGTTTCAGCTTCTTCTTTTGTCATTGGATCAAACACAACAGTAGTGTGTGTCCCGTCGCTGTTCTTTTCTGCTATTTGGTACACAGGTTCTCCTGTTGCAAACGTACCATTCTGTATAAGTTCCATACTGCCTCCTATATATACTGCGTTTTCTTTCTTCTGTTTGCCATTACAGCACCGCAACCTCGTGCAATGCTTCGTTTACGTCGAGCAAGTCCACCGCCTTTTAGTTTGATAGACCCACCCTTTTTCTTTTTCTCAGGTTCGGCTAGATCAGGTCTCCCTTGCTGTATAAAAAATTGTTGTAGACTTATAGTATTTTGAAGCGCATCGTCATCAAAATATTTTTCTCTTAGTTCTTGTTCAGATTTAGCCATGCCTTCTTCTCCTTGCAAGTCCGCCCGTTCGTAGTTTTACTGTAGCAGGTTTGGTATTTTTTACTACAGTTTTCCCTTTTGCGCCTTCGCGCTTCTTTTTCTTGGCTGTAGTGGCTCGTTGGGACTGACTAAGACTATTAGCTTTACTGCGTGGTAAACATCTGTCAGGGTTTTTCTTGTCCTTAGACGTACCACATTTGCCTTTTATCTTACCGTCGGTTCCGATACGAACCCAGTCTTGTTTTACCCAATCTTTTAAAGCGCCCATTACTTCTTCTTTCTTTTACTACCTTTAGCATAGCTTGGATCTTTACAATACTTAGAAGCAGCCATATTAGCGTAGGCGCTTGGGTACGTATCAAATGTACGTTTAGCCCAAGCTTTACCTGAAGGGCATATCTTGCCCCCTTTTTTATAGTATCTACGCATCATGGCTCTATCTCATCTTCGCGGGTCTTACACCTCTTTGTGCTATACCTGCGCCTCTTACTTTAGCCTTAGACTTCTTCTTACCGCCTTTAGCACCACCTTTAGCCATGCTTTTGGCTTTACCGCCACCAGCCATCATCTTCTTGGTCATGCCTCCGCCAGCCATCATCTTAAAGTCTTCACCAGATATCTTTCCGTCGTTATTCTTATCTAGTTTAGCCTGACCTCCAACAAGTTTGCCCTTGGACATCATCTTCTTTACCATTTTACCAGCAGCGTATCCCTTCTTAACTTGTTTTCCACCAGCCATCATTTTCTTGACCTGTTTACCACCAGCCATCATTTTCTTTTTGACTCCTTTACCGCCAGCCATCATCTTCTTCTTATTCGCCATCTTCTTGCTCCTCTTTGTATAAGTTGTTAAAAACACGTTGAGTGTCCCAAACGTATTCGTGATTCTGTTTAGAATGAAAAGTATGTTGATTAGGTCTGAAGTCTGGTGCGCCTTCTCCAGTTTCAAACCACGCAGGGTGTGTGACACGAACCCGATTGTTAGGCAACGCTACTATGTTGCCTGTATACTCTCC